GCAGGCGGTCGTCCATTGCATTTACTTGACCGCCTTCAATGGGGGTGGGCTTGAGCCAAAGCGCCCTGCCCCGGCAACCTTCGCCGCGTTTTCGCGCTCGGTCTTTTTGCCGGTCTCGCCTTTGCGCGGGTGCATAAAGGGCATCAGCGCCTTTGCAGCATCGACCCGCAGCTTTTTTTCCGTTTCGTGATCATTCATGGCTGCCAACAGGAAGGCCTTCGGATCGGAGTAGGACAAGACCTTGCTCAAATCAAAGCCCGGGCTGTCGTCGGGTTCGGCAGTTTGCGGCGCCTCTCCAGCCGGCTGTTGCGCTGCTGGAGCTTTAACAATTTTGTTAACTTTTTTGTTAAAGGTCTTCCCGGCCATTGCGGCCATGACGTAAGGGTCTTTTGCCAGTCGTGAACCGGCAGCCGATGCGCTAGACGCCGCGTAGCCTGCGGCGATGGCTGCGTCCTTGTTTGAGGCACCGCCCCGCAAAGCGTCGACGAATGCCCGCTTCTTGGGTGTTAAAGCCATTAACAAAAATTCCTGAAAAGGGGAAAAAATGTGCACGTGCGGGGATGGGTGGTCTAGGAGCAAAAGGCCTCTGGAGTTTTACCCTCCCCCCTCCACCAAATGAGAAACATTCTCATTGAATCAAATAAGAATCATTCTCAGATTCACAAATGCGAATTAATTGCAACAACTTTATTGATAAATATTCTTATTTGCGTATTTGTGACCGAAACGAACAACAACGATTGACATTTCAGCCTGTTCAACCTGCTGATTCCTCTCGTTTTTTTACGATATCGTGGCAAGGTCTGCACAGCGACTGCCAGTTGGTACGATCCCAGAACAGCGTCATGTCGCCACGGTGCGGGATGACGTGGTCGACCACGCTGGCCGCTATCACCCGGTCATCACGCTCGCAGTAGACGCACAGGGGATGGGCATTGAGGTGCACCAGTCGCGCCTGTTGCCATGCGTAACCATAACCGCGTTGGGTCGAGGTGGCCTTGTCACTGCGCCATGACCCAGGCACTGCGGTTGCGATGCGATTGGCCTGGGGTTGCAGTCGTGTGGCCAGTGTCTTGAGGCGGCTCATGCTGGATGGCGCGGTGCGCCGCTCATGTAGGTCAGTGGCTCTAACTCTGGGTCCGAGTCAATCCCCTCCTCGGCCAAGGCTGTGATCAACTGGGTCTGCTGGGTCGCTATCCGCTGGAGGATCAATGTCTGCTTGATCTGTTCGGCCAGTACCTGGCTGAGCAGGCCAGCCAAAGAGCTCTGCTGCTCGCTCATATGCAATCGCCTTCCACTTGTTGAGTTGTTCGCGCCGGGCGGCGCATCCGCTGCAGGCCATCACTCGGACCGCCGTGGCAGCTTGAAGTCAGCGACACCCAAGAAACCAATCCAGATGCCTGCCGGTGTAGCCAGGCTGGACGGCAGGCCGAAGTACTCCAGCACCGCGATCAGGCTGGTGGTGAGCAGCATGCAGATGGTCGCTTCCAGCATCGCCTGCCGCCGAGTGCCGCCGCCATAGATGATCCGCAGCGCCGCCATTACAAAGGACAGTGTGGCGGCATAGATCGTTGGCGAGTGCTGACTCAGCCACGCGAGCGCTATCACCCAGGTGTCTGGCTTATCAGGCATATGAGGCATCCGGTGTCCTCCCGAGCTGGGAGCTAGAAATGAAAAAGCCCCGCACAGAGGCGAGGCTTAAATAAAAGTGGATAGCGTCAGTGTTACATAGCGTCTGTAGCGCAATTCTCGCAAAGGGAATGTCCACCAACCCATGAAACAGCTGGGACTTCATCAGGGCAGAACTCACACATTTCGCCATTTTCGGCATCAATTACATCGTCACAATCAGCGCACCGGCCCTTGTGATTGAGTTCGTGATCTTCAGACTTGAAGTACCGTTGCGACTGACATGCCTCACCACTTACACACTCTTGCATTTGTGCTAAGCACTCGGGAGCATCACAAACATTTGTGATTCCCAACACGCTATCGATAGGGCGTACAAAACAGACTTCACATTTACTTGGCATTTTCAGCTCCCATTGTTTCAGGGAGAGTACTAGGTATAGGAGCCATAGCGAATCAAGTAATAAAAAAGCCCGACTCAGCGGCCGGGCTTTCTCTGTGGTGTCCCGCTGTAACAGCTAAACACGGTGCTATGAAAACAGAGCTATTCCATATGGACAACTCTTTTCACGCAGCTTGGCGCAGGGTTTCTAGAACGCAGTCTATCCAGGCCACGCCCGCCTTGATCAGCTCTCTCGCCTTCATCTCACTTACCTTGAAGTGCCTACCCACCCGCACTGCCGGCCACTTGGATCCGTAGTAAAGCCAGACCATATCGCCCATCTGCTGATCACGCTTGCACAGCCTGGCCAACGCCCCATCAACAGCACAGGCCAGCTCATCGGTTATCGTGTACGACTTCGTGCTGGAAGGCAGCGCGTCACGCATCAAGGCCAGCATTGGCGAGGCATAGCTGGGAATCCCCATCCCATCCATTCGCCACCATCCCCATTGCTCAAGCATGTGTTCGGTATCGCCCAAAGGTCGGTGCAGCGTTTTACGAATCATCATTTTTAATCCTCACCTATGGTTGTTTTCTGAATAGCGCTGCATGCCATGCCGTTAGTGGCTTCCAGCGTATTATCGGATTCTCCGAATCTAACGCCCGTCTGCCCGTGGATCAGGCTGAAACCCTTCTCGTCTAGATGGGCGTGCCACTTCTCCAGCGCGTCACGCTTGCGGTTCATCACGTCCGACTGGATGTACACCTTCACGTTGTGGCCCATCGCGTGATTGATCAGCAGCTCACCAATCAGATGGTCGATGCCGAGGACTGCCCAGCCAGTGCGAGCCAACTTGCGCAGGTCGTGGCTGGTCCATTCGCCCCTGCCCAACCGGGAGAACACGGCACTGGCCTGCCCTTCGCTCAGCGCCTTGCCATTGCGTGCCGGGAACAGGTACTGGCCGTCATAGCCGCGGGCGGTTTGGGTTTCGCGGTACTGGATCAACAGGGCGCGCATCTGGTCAGTCAGTGGTAGGTGATGCTCCACGCCGGTCTTGGTGTGCTCGGCTGGAATAAACCACTCGCGTTCGGCCAGGCTGATATGCGGCCAGCGCGCTTGCCGGGTTTCCCCGATCCGGGTCCCGTGGCACAGCATCATCAGGGCCAGCATGGCGTCGACGGGATCGTTCGCCAGGGCCTGCCCAAATTCGCCCAGCAGATCCTGCAACTGCACACCACGCAGGCGCGACGGCTTGATCCCGACCTTGGCCTTGGAGAAGTCACTGAACTTGATCCCCGCCATTGGATTGGATGTGATCAGGCCCAGCTTCAACGCCTGACGGAATGCCAGGGCCAGCAACTGGAACGCCAGACGCACGTAATCGATTGAGAGGGCTTCCTGCAGGGGCCACATGAACAGGGTATCGAGCGTGGCCTTGTTGACCTCCACCAGTTGCAACTCACCCAGGCGCGGCAGCAGGTGGCACTTCATGGCCGAGGCGCCGGTGTTCTTGCGCTTGGCCGACAGGCTGCGGTCACGGGCCATGCGATCGGCGTACCAGGTGAGCAGCTCACCCGTGGTGGCCCATTGGGAAATGGTCGAGCCCGCATCAGCCGACACACGCAGGCGCACGGCCGGCAGCTCAGCCAGCACTTGCTTGGCACTCAAGGCCGGAAAGGCTCCGATGCGATGCCAACGGCGCTTATTGACCAAGTACCATGATCCCCGGGTGCGGTTCTTGGAGAAGCGAAAGTGCAGCGCCGGGTGGCCGGCATCCCGAAGGTCGCGCACATGCTCGAGCTTGGAGTTGCGGCCAATCTCCGCGTCCGACAGCTTCACGGTCAGGGTTTTGATTTTGGTGTTCAACGGTCACCTTCCTGTGGGGGTTGCCGGTCGACAACCTCGTAAGTGGTTGGCCACATCAGGCGACCAAACGTGTGTGCCGCACTTTCATGCTCAAACAGGGCCGCGGCCCGGTCGGGCTTGTGGCTCAAGTCGAGCTTGTACGAGCAGCAGTGAACGGCCCAGCGGTAGGCGCTCGGTTCCACCGGGGCCAGGTGAGGGTTAGGCATGTGCAGCACCTCCCGAACGCATGGCCCGCAGTGCCGCCAGCGCCTTGTTGCCCACTTCGGGCGCGCTGCGTTCAATGGCCCGGGGCGGCAATGCCAGCGGCATTTTCTGCAACGCCAGGCCCGCCAGAATGCGGCGCACGGTGATCGTGTAATTGCGCTCAAACAGCTTGATGCTCAGGTCGTGGGACAGCCGGTTGAGGTTTTCAAACCCGCACTCTTTGGCCGTGTGCCACACCGCGTCATGGGTCCACTTGGCCTGACCGGCCATCGACGGATGCGCGTTACGGCAAGCCTCGCGATGGGCCGCAGCCAACCTCGGCAGGCCGAGCATTTCTGCTGTTGGCGTACACCAGCCGATAAACACGCCCACGTTCGGCACAAAGTCTTTGGCAGCTTGGCGCGCCTGCATCAGGCCGAAGCGCAGTTGCTCGGTGCTACAGATCCCGGCTTCGAGAAAACCGCGCATCCACTGCTGCTTGGCGGCCTTGTAGGTCGCCATATCCGGCCAAGCCTGCTTCCACGCCGGGAAGATCGAACGCAGTTCGCGAAACAGGCCGTTGATGACCTTGGCCGTAGCCTGGGACAATTCAGCGGCGGGCTGGATGCTTTCGCTTTCACCGGCAGCGATGAACTGGCCGGTCTGCACCTTGGCCCACAGGCCGGTGGCGATTACTGAAACTTGATTCATTGGGTGGCCTCCTGATGCAGCCAGTCGGTGTTTTCATCGTCAAAGGGTTCGTCAGAACGGGGCTTGCCCGGGAAGCGGCTGAC